AAAAGAGTCTGCAGAACGTCAGATTCAAGAGTCTCTGTCACGCTCTAAGCCTGACTTTAACTCTCCTGACATCACTGCATCTGCACCAGTCGTATCCAAGGATGAAGATGAAGACGATGCACTCTCCTATTTCCAGAAACTGGCAGAGAGTTAATTAAACAATCTAATATCTTCGCCTTTCTTCAGGGTTCTGCTCACATACTGAGCGGAACCTTTTTTATATGGCATCAATCTTTGCACGTCATCAAGAACAAGTTCAACATAATCTGCTTTCAGTAAGTAAATATTTCTCTTCTTTTCTTCTTTACGAACCTCATAGACGTAGTTTGTCACAGAATCAACTTCATTTGTTCTGACGACGTTTTGATTTCTCCTTACATCAAAGTATTCAACTTTATAATTCTTGGGAACAATTAACCCTTTACGAACAACTATCTCACCACTGTCGTTCTTCAATTCTCTTGTTTCATAGTGGTGAATATTATTTGTCTTTTCAATACTTCCATACTTTTTAATCAAGAACTCATTGAATGCTGCTTGACTTAAAGGCCACTCTGTTTGAATACTCATTATATTGTTAGAAAGAAGCACTAACCAATCAAAGGATTCATCGCCATAAATTTCAAAGGCAACATTATCAGGACGATCATCACCTGTGATTTTATATTGAGTAAAGTATGCTAAGTTCTCTAGGATATCCTGACGAATCTTGACTCTTTTAAAAAGGTTTTTTACAACCTGATAGTCACCAATACTTTTGCCATCAGAATCTCTGTTGACATAATCAAAGTCTGGAACTTGTCTGAAATAACTTGCCATTAGTAACCTATTGCGTCTTCTCTTGCTGCTGTTTCAGCATAATCAGTTTCAGTTAAAGGTTCTAATTCTTTAAACTGCATTTGAATGTTATACGAAGTCATTGTTCTTGCTTCGTCATCAAATGTCATATAAGTTCCATCAGGAGTATATTGTGTATTTATCGCAGTTAGAGCACATGGTTTAATTTTACCAATAGATGGATGATCTCGTAAAAGATTTCCTTCACCTGCAGCAAGGTATTGAATATTAAACAAATTGGGAGTTAATACAAAAAGGGAAGAAGTAGATCTCTTTACACTCATACCCTGTTTGAAGAATCTAATAATTTTTCTGATTTGTTGTGCCTCTGTTCTACTTCTAGCACTCATTCTAAAATTGAAAGAAAATGATCTTAAGTCCGGTGCTTTAAGTAATAATTCTATATTTGGATTGAGGATTGCTCCTGTTGTTCTGGGTATCAATCCTTGTGCTCCAACTGCACTTTGTGCAAGAAATGTTCTTAAAACATTAATTACATTTTGAGATGCTGGAGAATTGATAGCTTGTTGTAATTCGCTAACATCTTTATTAAGAAGTTCTAAAGCTTGTGAGGCTGCCTGAACAGGATCTAATGCAACAGATGCTAGAACACCTCTTACAGGATCTAAAGTTCCCTCTTGATATGATACTGTATTTTGATCCGCTATTTCATTTTGAATAGGAAGTGTGACAGATCCAAGAATGTTAGTAATTTTTCTTTCACCAAAGGTAAAAACATTATCACCTCTTTCAAGCGAAAAATTTAAATTTCTACCAGATTGATAGAACATTTTGAAAACTACTCTATCTTGTTTATTTGTTGCAATATCTTCTGGATAAAATAAATTATCATATTTTAATTTTCTGTCTTTAGCAGCGATTTCAAAAGATTCTAATGTAAAGTTTCTATTTTCTGCACCAAATCCCTCACCTACTTTATCAACTAAGGCTGGTTCAGAATATCCTTTTGATTCGAGTGTGTTTGCATCTAAAGCTAAATTTACAAGACTAGGATATTGAGCATATAAATCATAGGTTTTAGCGTTTGGATCCTGTGATTGAACGGCCTTAACTGATGCTTCATCTAATGTTCTTTTAAATCTGGTTTTTGGATCCTCTAATAATTTTTGAACCTCTCTTGATGCGTTGGGTGTGTATGTATTTGCACCATCCCGAACATCTGTTCTTATGTTTTGATAAAAGATACCATCGGATGATCCACCTTGAAGATTGCTGTCAAGTTTTTTATATTCTACTTCACTGATTGATTGTTGAATAACAGTTTTTTCTACCTTTCCATTTTCATGAGTAGTAATAGTTCTAAATTGACTATCAGAACCGTCTACATTTTTTATTGTAATTTCACTCGTAGCTTCTTGTGCAGACATTATAGTCAGAACTTTTTTCTATTTATCAGAGGTTGGTGAGATAATATGCGTAGGGTATATCAAGAAGAGATTGAAGTTCACTTGCTCTAACAAGGTGCAATCTGCCTGGTATCTCATTCCAGGTGTAGTTTCTTACCTCATTCCAATGAAAGTTAAGTCCACTGAATCCCCATTGATACACATTAGACACAGCAACTAGAGGGTGCTGATCGTATTTAAGTTTCGGTGTCTTGGCATTATAGACATAGGTGTATACTTCACCAGGATCAGGAATGATTACAGTTTCATTTAGAACGTTCATAATTTCAACCATCATATCCTCAGGATCACCTATGTCTCTTATGGAATCTTTGACAGGTTCGATACGATTGTCACCTACTTGTTCTTCAAACTGAAATTCATCAGCAGATTGTTTTTCTTCTCGCTTTAATTTTTTCTCTGCTTCCTTCGCATCAATCTGTGCCTTAATCTCTTCGTAAGAAGGGCCACCTGATCTTCTTCGTCTAGCTCTTCTTGCCATAAGTTCGGATACCTAATTCGTCTTCGGTGATGATCTTGAACTCAATTCTTCTATCTGCACACCACTCACGAGCCGCTTTCCATTTTGCTTGATTAATAGCATAGGTTGTGCTTTCTTTAATCAAAGTCTTTCTCTGCTTTTTACCAACGGTGGGTGGAGCAGTTTCTCTTTTAGGTTTTACTTCAATGACATAAGTCTTTACTTCACCACTACTTTCTCTTACTTTGATTATAAAATCTGGAAAGTAACGATGAACTCTTCTATCAACTGGTGAAAGGTATGGAATAAAAAACTCTTCACTTCCCCACTCAAGAATGGCATCAGTCTTATCACACCATACGCAGAAACTTCTTTCCCAGTTACTACGACATATTATATTGTTGACATTACCTTTGTACTTCTGTGGATTAGAGGGACGGTAAATACTTTTCTTGCTAACTCCCATACATAATATATACGGTAAAAACTATTTAGATGGCAACGCCAAAACCAAGAGCAAGGAATGTTGCTGATTTAAAAGCAAACATCTTAAGGCCTTCTCTTACCTCAACATATGAGTGTCATTTTAATCCTCCTCCTGCTGTTCGTTCTTGGATGAATAGAAGAAGGGGATTTGATATTGGTAGTGGTTACAATTATACTGTAGATGAAAAAGTAACTCTTTCTTGTAGAGAAGCAGCACTTCCTGGAAGTTCTTTAGCAACTCACACACTTGATAATGATCACACTGGTGTGACTGAGAGACACGCATATAGAAGACAATATGATACTGTGTCTTCATTTAGCTTTTATGTAGATGAGAAGTATGATATAATTAACTTCTTTGAGAACTGGATTTCATTTATTGTTAATGAAGATGGATCAGGAGATGCGAGAGATAATTACAATTATAGAGTAAACTTTCCTAATGAATATAAGAGTGAAATTTTTATTAGAAAATTTGAAAGAGATTATAAGGGAAGAGATTTACAATATAAATTTGTAAACGCATATCCGATTTCAATCAATCAGATGCCTGTCAATTATGATGCATCACAATTACTTCTTTGCACTGTAAACTTTAACTTCTCACGCTATATCATCAGCGGAGAGCGATAAATACTCATACTGAATAATGCTATCAAAGCAGTCCTTAAGGATTGTATTCAGACTCGCGGTGTCAAAGTTGATACACTTCCTACATTTGACATCGAATATCTGTTCCTCAATATTCGTGGTAAGTCTGTTGGTGAAGACATTGAGGTAAGTGTTCTTTGTCCCGATGATGGAGAGACATATACTGAAGTGCAGATTAGTATTGATGATATCAAGGTAACTAGAGATAAAAATCACTCTACTCAAATTAAAATCGATGACAACTTGATGATGGAGATGAAGTACCCATCACTTGATCAATTTGTGAAGAGTAACTTTGAATTTTCAAATGATAATCAAGTTGATCAATCGTTTGAATTGATTGCGTCTTGTATTGATAAGGTATATTCTGCAGACGAAGCGTGGACAACTGATGACTTCACAAAGAAAGAAGTTACGGAATTTTTAGAGCAGATGAACTCTGCTCAGTTTAAAGAGATTGAGTCTTTCTTCTCCACGATGCCTAAACTGTCTCACGAAGTTCAGGTAGTCAATCCTAAAACTAAAAAGAAGAGTAATTTTTCTTTGATTCAGTTCCATAAATACTCATTAACAGAGATTGAAAATATGATGCCTTGGGAGAGAGATGTTTACGTTGAACTCCTAAGATCTCATTTGGAAGAAGAAAAACTTAAGATGCAACAGCAGCAGGGCTAATGAATCTAGACGATCTTTTAAAGTCAATCAGAGAAGAAGATGATGACTCTAAAGGAGGGAGGATTAACGCTGACAAATTTAAGACTAAGAGTTTTAAAAATCCATTAGTAGGGCAAAGGTTTAAAGCACCTGGATTACCAACCGAACGTCCTGTTGTAATTAAAGTTGAACCTAGTAAACTTATTCCTAAAGATAATGGTGCTAGCAAAGAGTTAATTGAATCAATTAATCAACTAGTGTCTGTTATCAAAGATGATAACGATCTTGAAAAACAGCGTCAAGATTATGAAAAGAAACAAGAAGCAAAAGAAAAGCGTCAAAAAAGAGAAGAAAGAATTGAAGGTGTTAAAAAAGTATTAGGAATAACTCGCACTACAAAAAAAGCGATCAAAAAAGTTCAAGATATTTTTGATACGGTTATAAGATTTTTAGGGTTTACTTTACTGGGACAGATAGTAAAGTTTGTCACAGACTTTCTTGGTGATCCTAAAAATAAAAAATTACTAGAGGATGCTCAGAATTTTATTAGAGGTATCCCCGATAAGTTAAGAGAGGTAAGAGATAAACTTATACCTGTCGTTGATTGGTTCAAAGAACAAGGGCCAAAGATTCTAAAATTCGCTGAGGACTTTAGAAAATTGTTAACAAGATTTCCATTTCTTGGGCAGATTTTTAAAACTGAACAGGAAAAAGAAGCTGGACTACCTCCAGCAGAAAGATTATTTACAACTCCCGGTAATTTTTTTGGTTTTGAATTTCCGATTTATTCATTACCTTCGTTAAAGGGTGGTTTTGGTTTTAGTGAGGGTGGTATGATTAGTATGGGAACAGATACAGTGCCTGCGATGTTAACTCCTGGTGAATTTGTGATGAGTCGTGGTGCTGTCAATATGTTTGGTGTAGACACCATGATGGCAATGAATAAAGCAGGTGGTGGAACTAACCGTCCTAAGTTTGGATTAGTTTCTGGATTTAGTGGTGGTGGATTTACTAGAGATGTGACAAAACTTTTAGAAAATTATGAAGGCCTTAGATTAAACGCTTATCCAGATCCTGCCTCTGGTGGAGAACCGATAACAATTGGTGTTGGTGCGACTAGATATCCACCTGGTTTTAGATTTGGTAGAAGTAAAGTGATGTTAGGTGATACCATCACTAAAGAAGAGGCATATATGATCAAAGATTATGATGTTAAACGTCATACAAAGATAGCAAAAGATAGAGTCGGACATGAAATGTGGCCAAAACTTCCAGAAAATGTGAAGTTTGCATTAATTTCTAAAGCATTTAATTATGGCACAGTATATAATTCAACGTTACGAGAACTTGATAAGGGTGTAGAAAGCGGGGACTACTCTGCATTAGCAGCTCATTATAGAAACGTTCTTGCAAAACATAACAATGGTATAAATTCCTGGAGAAGAAATGATGAAGCTGGTATCATTGCAAGTGGCAAAAGCAAAAGAAGTGGGATGACTTTTTCAACAAGTTTATCTGCCCCACCTATTACACCTCCCCCTATGCCATCTACTATACCGGATGGTTCATTTTTTGGCCCTGGTTTTGACTCTAATGATAGGGCACAGTCAGAAAGGTTGAATCTCATAAATCTGATGTATAAAAATAGGGCAAAACAATCCACTAATCGCTTTAGTGGAGTTGATCTTGATTTTATTTTTAAACCTATTCGACAATTTCTTGGAATTGATACACCTAACGCTCCTACTTCATCTAAGATTATTGTTTTGCCTGCAGTGAAACAAACGGCACAACAACCGAGCACTCAAGTTGGTAATGAAATTCCTAATTTCAAAATTTCTTCTGGTGTTAGAATGAGAGGTTTGGTTGGAGAAGCACTTGGTATTAAGGACTTAGTATTATGATTAAACTTACTGAGTTCACTTCGGTTATTGATACTTATAAGAAAAATTTTGCTATAAGAAGCAAAAGATTTGATGCCAAAAAGAAAAAAGATTTAGCAGAAGAAAGAGAGGAAAGAGAAAAGAAAATTGAAGCAAAGAAGTTATTTAAATTAGATAATATAAAAGATAAGATAGGTGATAAAGCAGGAAATATATTGGACACTGTAATCCGTTTTGCTGGATTTACTTTACTTGGTGTTATAGTAAAAAATATTGATAAAATTACAATTGCGCTTAAATCAATAGTTGAAAAACTGAAAGAGTTCGCTCAAAATGTAAAGGTATTTTTCAACGAAAAAGTTGTTCCTTTTTTAACAGATGTTTTTAATTTAGGAAAAGATATTTTTAAAGTATTTGAAGGTATTGGTGATTTTGTTATAGGAATGAATCCTTTTAAGGACTTTGATTCTGTTTTTAATACTGTCATAAATGGAATACTTGGTATAGCATTTAAACTTGGTAATCTCTATAACCCAGTTAAACCTGGTTCACTTCCTCCTGGATCTGGAGGGGCAGCAACCGGAACTTCATTAAGTCCAAAACAAGTAGCAGCAAGAGAGGCAGCAAAAGCAGCAGCTGAGGAAGCAAAGAGAACTAAAGCATTAAGAGATGCTGCAAACTTAAGAAAACAAGCAGAAGTTGCTAGGGGATCAACAAGAAGAAGATTGCTTAGACAAGCAAAAAGATTAGAAAAAACAGTGGGAGGCGCTGATACATCATCAGTAGCCACAGCAACCGCTGATAAACCAGGACAACCAGGACAAAGAACACCAAGATTAATTACAAAGACTTTTAGTAAAGAATTTTCTGATGACTTACAAGCATCAAAGGCTGCAGCTGATGCAGCGAAACCAGGGCCAGTAGCTAGTTTTAGAACTTTCTTAAAAAATGCATTAGACAGAAACTTTAAAGAACAGAGACTTGCTAATCCTTCTGTAACTGGTATCACTGAAGATATCGCTAGATCTAATATGTTTGATGATCTTGCAAAAGAATTTGCAGATGAATTTGAGGGGAAAAAACCTTTTTCAACTATTGGTAAAGAGGCACCTACAGCACCCAGAGGTAATCTTATCGCTCCAAAACTTTTAAAAGGTATATTTGGGCCTGAAGACTTATTAAATCAGAAATCCCTGAACTTACTAAAAGGACTTGACTTTAGATTTACCTTAGATGATCTTGCCAGAACTTTTACTTTTCAGAATTTGAAATCAACTATCAAAGGCGGAGTTGCTGGTTTCATCATTGAGTTTTTGGCTAAGTCAATAGCCAAAGGCGTCTCTGATTCATTACCATTTAGTATAGATAATCAATCTCTAGGGTTTCTGGTAAGTGATGAGAGAATAGCAAAAGTTAGAGCACAGCAGTTACTAAGAATGAATCCTAAAGAAAGAGAAACTAAACTGAAGCAATTAAACGCTGACGCTCAAAGTGAACCATTTTTCTTAGATAAAGTTGGAAATAAAAACAAGAAAATGGCTGAGTTGATATTGCGTGAGTATTTAAAATTAACCATTAGTGAACAATCCAAAACACAAATACAAACCACTTCAGTTGATCCCAAGATTACTCAACAAACTATATCACCTAAGAAAATTGAATCTGAAATGTTGATTCCTGGAGATTACACACCAGGGGAATTAAAACAACTTGAAGAAATACAACAACGGTTTGGATCGCAGAGTAGCGTTTCAAAACCGTCCATGGTGGCGAGTGTAAATAGAAATATGTCTAATGGTTTAGATGGCCCCACTACATATGGTAATCAAGGGGTGATGATATCTAGAGAAGTTATTGTTGCAATTCAACCAGTAGAAAAAGAAGTACCAGCACCAGCACAAGCATAATGCAAGGAAAGTCTCTCAATCACAAAGTATTAGAGGTATTCTCTAACGAGAACGAAGACTCTGTTGATCTCAGAGCAGGTGTCCCCGTTCTTGAATATCGTGAGAGTGTGCTGTGTCCTTATATAACAGTTGATATGACTATCATTGATAGTGGTACTGCGACTAAATCTAAGGATGGTTCTAAGGGCACTGTGGGTATTTTAGAATCAATCAAACTGCAAGGCACTGAAAAGTTTAAACTGAAACTGGAAGATCAATTTGGTAATCAGATTGATCTGTCGGGTGATAATGATTTGAGAGTTGGTAAAACTGTCTTTGCAGGAAAGGGTGTAAGAGAATCATCTTGCTCAATCAGAGTGGTTTCAAAAGAAGCATTTGATAATCTTCTTATCAAGAATAGGATGACATCTGCTTATATCGGAAAAGCAGATGTTTTAATTACTGAAGCATTGAGAAACTTAGGAACTGAAAAGATCCTTTCTTCAGAGTCATCTGAGAATGAGATTTATTTTAACGGTGATAAGAGATATCCTTTTGAAATGTGTCTCGATGTTCAAAAAGTATCAGTGCCTGAAGGTATTGATAGTGCAGGATATTTGTTCTGGGAAACTTCAACTGGATATAAGTTTAAGTCTCTTGATAAGATGTTTGATACTGCAGGAAAGACTATCAAGAAATTTGAGGAGACTGGATTTGCAGATGATCGTGTAAGTCCTGGTTTCAACGGTAAGATTTTGAAGTCTAGTTTTGTATTGATTAACGATATGCTTAAGCAGTTTGAAGAGGGTACTTATAATACTGAACTTGATTTGTTTGATGCTCTTGGAAAAGAAACTAGATTTCAACAGACAGATAGATTATCTCCTGCTGAGGGAAATGGTGTTATTGCAGGACTTAATCTTCCAATTTTAAATAATGAATACGGAGGACAGACAACTGATGGACTTCATAAAACAAAAAATGATGGATCAAAGATTGATCCTAGGGGAGGTTTAGCAGAGATTGATGCTCCCAGTTTTGATGTTGTCAAGACTTCCATACAATCGCTACAAAATTATA